GAGGTACAAGATGAACCTACTAAAGAAGATACTAAAGAGCCTGAAGCTGATGCGGAAGAAGAGCCTGGGCCGCAAGAGAGCGTATCAAAGGCTAAAGAAAATGAAGATAGCGAAGAAGATATGGAAGAACCAGAGGATAAGGATCAAGACGAGGTAAAAAAAGAAGAAGCTAAAAAAGAAGTCGCTGCTAAAAAAATCTTAAAGAAGATGGGTGATAAGGGTAGATATGACTCAGCAAATCAGTTAAAAACATTAATTGTAATGCAAGTGTTAGGAAACTCTAAATCTTTTTTTGATAGTCAACAAAGCCTTAACGACATAGAAGGATTTTTTACAGATAACGTAATACCTGATGCAGAGTTAACAACTAACAACATAGCTCAATATTTTTTGTTTGCAGGAAGTGATGGATTAATGGATGAGATGATAATGCAACAATGGCAACAAATTTCGGAATAGCTATGGCAGAGATGGAATTTGCAGGTTTAAAATTCAAAGGCGGAAAAATATTCGTAGTTCTTACGGCATTGACTACACTTGGTGGTGGACTGTGGGGCGGATTTGAATTCTACAAAGATTACCTCAATATGAAAGAACAGATACAAAACTATGTAGCTCCTGACCTTTCAGAGTTTGATAAGACTATTGCTTTAACTAAAGAAGAAATGAAAAGTAAAACAGAGCTTATACAAACAGAAGTTGAAATGATAATGCAAGAGATGGAAATGATGATGTCGGAAATTAGATTAGTGTCTGATGTGGCAAACGAATTGAAAAATGACCTTCGGCAAGATGTAAGAAGAGTAGAGAAAATTGTTAATGATGTAGAACAACAAGTTAAAGAAGATGCTAGAGATAATTCAAAAGATTTAAAAATTGCTATAAATACAATAGAAGAAGATATGTCAAAATTAAAATCTGACTTAGAAGAAAAGATGAAAGAGTTACAAGAGAGTATTGATAAACAAATTAAACTTACTCTTGCTAATCCTTTATCACAAATGAAGTAATGGCTGCAAAACTTCCCAACAACGAATACTTTACACCAGTTAAAAAAAGAACGAGTATAGGTAATTCATCTCGTTCCAAACCAAAAAATAAACATAAGAGATTGAATTGGAAAAAATACAACCGACAAGGCAACAGATAATAGAAGACGTTAGACTTTGGTCTAAGAATTATTTAGAAGTATCTAATGTACATTTGGGAGGATTACCTGCTTGTCCTTTTGCTAAAAAAGCATGGGCTGATGATAAAGTTTGGATTGCTGTTAAAACTAAACACAGCACTTATAAAAAAGAATTAAATGACTGTCTTAAAAATCTTGATTTTACTAAAAAAGAAATATTAATATTTTGTGATCCTTATTACAGTTATTCTCCGGACGAACTTCATTTAGCCACAGAAGATTACAATGAATGGTATAATAGAAAAGACATATATTTTATGAGTTTTCACCCTTCTAATCCAGCAACCATAGAGGAACAGCAGTTTCTTGTTTCTCCATCTGAGGAATTACTAGAAGATGACACTTACCCTGAACATAAATATTCTATGATGCTGGTACAAAAGTTCTCGCAATTACAGGAAGCTTCTGATAAATTGCACAAACAAGGTTATTATAGTCAATGGCCTAAAGGATATTATCGAGACGTCGTAGTATCTAGAGAAGATAAATACAAAAAGATCAATGGAGGTCTATCATGATGGGTAAAAAGAAAACTGCTAAGATGATGGGTGGAGGCACTGTCAAAAAAACTGCAAGAATGAGAGGTGGAGGACCAGTTAAAAAAAGAGCTGGAGGTCCAATTAAAAAAATGGCTAAAGGTGGAATTAATCAACACAAAAGAATGGCAATGGGCGAAGCTGTCAATATGAAAGATGGTGGAACTACAATGTATTCTAGAGGTTATGGTGTTGGGGAAAAAGGTAAACGTACTCCTACTACTATTCTTGATGGAATGAAAAAAGGTGGAAGAGTTAAGAAAAAATCTGGCAAGAAAAAACAAGGATACAAAGATCGTAAAGATGAATCAATTGCAATGCGTGTAAAAAAGAAAAGAACTAAAAAACAATTACGTGCAAGTGCTAATGAATCTTATGGTAAGTTTGGTAGTAAGGCTCGTAAAAAAGGCAAGATTAATAAATAATGCCAACCTATGCTAGCACAGCAAACTTTGATTTTTCTATAGATGAAATAGTTGAAGAAGCTTTTGAACGATGCGGTTTACAAGATCGTACTGGGTACCAACTTAAAACCGCTCGTCGTTCTTTAAATCTTCTTTTAGCTGAATGGTCTAATAGAGGACTTAATCTTTGGACAATACAAAAACAAACAGCAGCTCTTGCTGCTAACACTACTGAATTAAGTGGTACAGCTTTGTATGGTGCAGCAGCTTCTGATGCTTCTCAAATTGTAGAAATAACAGATTTAGTAATTCGTGATTCAAGTAATAATGAATATTCTTGTTCACCTATCAGTAGATCAACATATTTAAATTATACTGTTAAAACTTCTGGTGGAAGACCCACTCAATTTTATTTTGAAAAAACAATTAATCCTAAACTATATTTATATCCGGCAGCTGATGCTGCTTATACAGTAGTTTATTATGCAATGTTAAGAATGAAAGACTCTGGTGATTACACCAATAATAATGAAATACCTTTTTCCTTTTTACCATGTTTAACTGCAGGACTGGCTTATTATATATCTATGAAATATGCACCTGATAGAATTGGTATTTTAAAACAAGTATATGAAGAAGAATTTAAAAGAGCAGCGGATACTAACAGAGAAAATGTAAGCTCTCATTTTGTTCCTAAAATAGGTTTAGTTGGAGGATCTTATTAATGGGTAGATATGCTTCAGGAAAATTTGCTTTACGTATTTCAGATAGAGATGGACAAGCTTATCCATATAATGAAATGGTACAAGAGTGGACAGGTGCTTGGGTACATAGATCAGAGTACGAACCTAAATCACCTTTATTAAATCCAACCAATCATCCAACAGATGCACAATCTTTATCTCATGCTAAACCACAAGTAGTTAGTGTTACCATACCTCTTGGAGGTATCTATATAAATGATGAACTAACTTCAACGATTATGAGTCAAGGCGGATCTAATGGTGTTTCTCCTGCAATTGGAGCTAATAGTTTTCAAACAGTTTTACAAACAATACAACAATTTAATCCTATACCTGCACCAGGAGCTATGGAAACAGTGCAAGTAAGAACAATGCAACCATTAAGTGGTAGTTCACAAGCTAATCAAGATACTATAATGAATACACAATTAGGAATAGTAACGGTGGCAATATCATGACAACTTTTGCAGAATTACAAACACAAATTAGACAATATACAGAAACATCTTCTGATGTTTTAACAGATACTGTAGTTAATGATTTTATTTTACAAGCCGAACTTCGTATATTTAGAGAAATAGATTTAGATTGTTTTAGATCTTATCAATTTACAACTTTAAGTATAGGAAACGAATTTATTGTATTACCAGGAGACACACCCAGTACAATGTCTTTTGTTCGTACTGCATCCATATATGCAACTGCAGGGACAGAAGCTAATATTAGAAGTTATTTAATACAAAAAGATATTAGTTACATGACTGAATATTGGCCTAATAGAACATCTAACGCTAAACCAAAATACTATGCTATGTGGGATCAGAACACATTATATGTTGCGCCAACTCCCGATGTCGCTTATAATATAGAATTAGCTTTGAATCGTAATGAAACAGGGCTTTCCGCAACTAACACAACAAGTTGGGTTAGTACAAATGCGCCACAAGTTTTGTTGTATGGCTGTTTAGTAGAGGCATTTAAATACCTCAAAGGACCCTATGACTTGCTTGCACAATATGATAAAAGTTACCAACAAGCTTTAGAACGCTTGCAAATTGAACAACAAGGTAGACGAAGAAGGGATGAATATCAAGATGGTGTTATTCGAGTTCCTTTGCAGTCTCAAAACCCATAGGAGAAAAAAATGGCAATAGCACAAGCAGTTTGCAACACATTTAAAAGAGATCTGTTAAAAGGATTTCATGATTTTGCAAGTGGTGGTAGTACTTTTAAAATTGCATTGTTTACATCAAGTGCAAGTTTAGGAGCATCTACAGAAGATTATTCAACAAGTAATGAAATTACAAATACGTCTGGCTCTGCTTATTCAGCAGGAGGTCTTGCTTTAACTGGTCAATCGGTTACAGGTGGTACATCAGCATCAACAGCATATGTAGATTTTTCAAATGACCCTCAGTGGACATCTGCAAGTTTTACAGCTAATGGAGCAATGATTTACAACACAACTACTGATGGCGGTTCGGGAACAACGGATGCAGTTTGTATTTTAGCTTTTGGTTCTGACTTTACAGCAACCAACGGTACATTTACTGTTCAATTTCCAGCACCAGGCACAAGTACAGCTATACTGAGATTATCGTAAGGATTTAACATGGCATTGATTATCAATGATCGTGTTAAGGAAACCACGACAACAACAGGAACTGGAACCATAAACCTTGCGGGAGCAAGTGGTGGATTTCAAACTTTCGTTGCGGGGATTGGTACGACCAATACAACGTATTATGCTATTGTAGCTCAATCTGGCACAGAGTATGAAATTGGTATTGGCACAGTAACTGATGCAACACCTGATACATTATCTAGAACAACGATTCTTGAAAGTACAAACAGTGATGCTGCTGTAAATTTTTCAGCAGGTACGAAAGATGTATTTTGTACATATCCAGCAAAACGTGCACCTTCTCCTAGTATGGATGCAACGGCATATGTAACAACACATAATTCTACTTTAAGTGATGATCAAACAATAGACTCAGGAGTTTTAGCAGGACCTGTAACAATTACAGGGACGCAAACAATAACAGGTAACTTGGTAATAATATAATGGCTTCAGAAGTAAAAGTTAATAAAATTTCTCCAGCGTCGGGAACCTCTTTCACCCTAGGGGATTCAGGTGATACCTTTACGGTCCCGTCTGGCGTAACATTACAAAACAATGGAACAGCTGATGGTTTTGGCGCTGTTGATTGGCAGACAGGTGATATAAAAACTTCTACTTTTACTGCTGTAGCAGGCAAAGGATATTTTGTTAATACTACTGGGGGAGCTATTACAGTTAATCTTCCAGCAGGAAGTGCAGGAGCACAAATAGGTTTATTAGACTACGCAGGTACATGGGATTCAAACAATTGTACTGTATCAGCAGATGGTTCAGAAA